CATCGCATATGAGTATAAGTCGTAGACTTAAAGAAAGTGAAGATAAATATTACAAATATTATGATATAATTGTAAAAGAACTTATATGGAATTTAAAAGATTTAAAAGAAAAAGACTAATTAGTATTAAAAATGAATATTAGAGGATGTATTTTTGATCTTGGAGGAACAATTGTCGATAAATATTCCCGGACACCATTCATATCTCTTAAAAATTGTTTTCAAAAGAGAAATGTATTGTTAGATGATAAATTGATTTTTAAAGATATGGGTATGCATAAGCTTGATCATATTAAACATATTTTAAAAGACCCGTATATAAGGGTTGATTGGAAAAATAAATTTGGTAAATATCCTGAAAAGGGTGTTGATGAACTAAATATCTTTAAAGATTTCAATGAAATTCAAAGGTTAAATACAACTGATTATCTCGATATCATCCCAGAAACAAAAAGGACAATTCAATATCTACATAACCGAGGAATAAAAATAGGGACAACTACAGGATTTAATAAAGAAATAACAGATCTTGTAAGGGATAAGCTAAATGAAAATCAAATCTATATTGAAAGTTTTGTTTCTTCAACCTGTTTAGATAAACCATCGCGTCCAGAACCATTTATGATTCAAGAAAATATGAAAAGGCTTAATCTTGAAGATCCAAAACGAATTTTAAAGGTAGATGACACACAGATTGGTATAGAAGAAGGTAAAAGTGCTGGATGTATTACAGTTGGCGTTTATAGATGGTCTACTTACATGAAGATATGTGATGTTGAAAATGAATATAGAATCCCAAGAAATGAATTAGATTTAAAAATTGCTGAAAGTAAACATACATTATCATTAGCCAATCCTGACTTTTTAATACGTTCATTAGATGAGTTACCTGGTATTATAAGGTTTTTAGATGGGTATAAATAAATTTGATAAAAAAAAATAAAAAAAATATCAAAATAAAGATATGAATATTGACGATATTCGTTATCACTATAAAAGAAATGTTATGGTTGAATTGTGTATGTTAATACATCCTGACAAAAAAAGAAAAGTTTGTAAGGACTGTGGACTACCTGGACATAACAATCGCATTCAATTGGCTTGTCCTATAAAAAAAAGAGACGACAATGAAAAACGCGAAAAGATAAAAGAATATGTATTAAATATTGATCCTTTGACCGATTATGAAAATGAAGAAGTTTTTGAATTGTTGGCAAAAACACTTGATATATCGTTACATTCATGTAAAAAGCTGTATGCTGAATTACCACCTGAAACATGGTTAGACCGAAAGATGAATATTTCTGAATATAAAAAGAAAATGGATAAATGTTGTTGTAAATGTTGTGGAAATGTTATTTTAGAGTTTTCAAAGAATAAGATTTGGAAAGGTAATATTGTTTGTGATTATTGTTGGGATTCCCATAGAGGAGAAAGAGAATTAATGTGGTCAGAAATAAAAGAATATAGACATATTGTATGTTACATATGTAAGAAAAAACAACGGACAAAAGGCGAACGTTTTCATTATGATCATTTGAATATGTTTGACAAAAGTGATTCAGTTTGCTCAATGATTGATAGGGGAGATGATATAAAAGATATCTTTTCTGAAATAGATAAGTGTCAAATATTATGTTTACCCTGTCATCATATTATTACATCAATTGAACAAAAGATTGGATTTACAAGAATAAAGTCTAATCTAACAAGGAAATATAATAATGAAGAGATAAGTATAGAAGAATATAATTCTGAAAAAAAGAAGTATGAAAATATATATGAAGAAAAAATGAAAAGTATTTATGAACAATTAAAAGAGGTACATTAATGAATGTCGGTGATTCATATATCTCTGGAGAAATAACTGATAAATTTTTTTATCTTTTATCATTTCATGACATGGTAAATATAACTAAGTGTTGTAAAGAGTCATTTCAAAGATATAAAGATATTGTAAGGGGTTTAGCATTTCAATATATAAATTCAGATTATGTCCTTTTTTATGAATGTTTACGAAGATTCAGATATACAAATGAAGAACAGAAGAGACTTATGAAATTATCTATGAATGTTTTATCGATTCAAACAACATCTGGATCATTTATGGATTTAAGATTTATATTTGAGATATGTTATTATTGTAAAAAGTTTTTGTATAAAGGTATTTACAAGAATAGTTATGACTCACAAGTTATAAAAATGCAATATGGTAATATAATCTATGAAAAAGATTATATATTACAACTTATGATAAAAGAAATATGTAAATGTATAAGTTTTAATCGTTTTGAAACGTTAATAAACATTGAAAGAGAGATGATATTGTTTTCTTTAAAAAGGAATTTTAATCCAATCCTCTGGAAGACACGTGAAGGAAAGTGGACATATCTTATCAGTAACTAAATTTGAATAATACTTGCAAGTATTATAAAATAAAAAAGGTATGAAGTATCGTGTCTTCAATCCTGCGTTAGTATCTAAGGTAAACATAATTCGTGATTTTACTCTTGAAATGTATGGATATTCTCTTACAGAAGACACATATTTAAGTCTTGCCCGCTCGCGAAGTGCTACATTTGATCGTCTTCTTTGTGAGTTTACAAATGAGAAGTATAAGCCTGTCAATCCACAAAATCTAAACCTACATCGTTGGAGTTTAGAGAACCGAGAAAAAACAAAGAATGAATCTGAGTATCCATGGTAATTTAAGAGTTAGAATCATCACTTATTTCAAAAATTTTTAACCCCCCTTTATTTAAGTATCTTTTGATAAGTCCTCTATTATGTTTATCAACTTGATTTCTTATTTTTTTTGTATTTATAAAACTAGATGTATATTTAAGAAGAACATTTGGTGTAAGGATATCATCACCTTCATAAGATCTTCCAATATCTAGTAGATAGATTAATTCGTGAAAGGCTCTACAAACTTTTTCACGATTCTCATCATTGTCTGGAACTTGAGAAAGTATTTTATTTTTAAAAGATTCATATTGTATCATAAAAAGATCATACATTTCTTGACCATTTCCATGATTAGGAACATAATTCATTATTTGTGATGTCATACGATGAATTGAGTCTAATGATAAATACATCTCATCTACAGATAAGTCTTCATTGTATAAATCTAATGTAGTATTTCTTTGTTCATTACTGTAAATAAAGAAGTCTTTGATGTTTTCCATCATTAATCTGTTTATCAATGGTGGATTTGGATTTGGAGCAATCTTTGGATAAAAAATCAAAACACCTAGTGTATGATAACACCACCAAAGGAATGAACCTCTTTTATACATTTTTCCTATAACATTCATATAATCCTTTAGTCCGTTTACCCTACAAACATTAATGATATTTTCTTCACCTATCATTTTTGCTATTTCCATAAATCCATCTTCTGTAAAAATATTATTCCATGGTCTACTATTAAGAGTTTCACTTTCATTATCCCATATTCTATACCATTCTTGTGTGTCGGGTCCTTCTCCTAATCTAAGTTTCTCTTGAGCATATCTTGTCCAACTTTCATCTCTTTCTTTTTTCAGAGAAGCATCTTTTATTATTTTTTCTGATTGTGCGAAGCTTCCACCTAAAGGAGGACATATAAATCGCGAATTTACATCTACTAAAGGAACATCTGGATACGGATCATCTGACATATCATAGTTTTCAATAACACTATGGTATTGATTTACTAATCCATGTGATAATCTCCATGTTCCATGAACACTTCCTGTATCTAATTGTATCATTAATTTATAACCAGTATGGTTTTTATCAGAGAAAGATAAGAAAGTATCTAAATAATCTTTAAATCTAACTTGAGCCATGTTATGTTTCCTAGCATTTTCTTTGAGAGTATCTTCAAAAAACATTCCAGAAGTAAAGATATCTTTTACATCTTGTAAAATAGCATTACATACATTTACTGTTCTGACACTTGGAAGGGCACGACTAGAACGGTTTAAACCGGCCAAATATTGTGATTGTCTTGGAACTATTGTATTTGCTAATGATCTCATAAATTCTTCAGGTATATCATCAAAATGAGGGGCTGTCATAGTTTTTAATTTTTTACTACGTCTCTTTTTATCTCTTTTCTTTTTGCGATACGTTTTTCTTTTGACCAGTTCATCATCAACTTGTTTCATAACATTCAGACGACTCTTTTCACCTATGATTGGATTAGCAGTTACATAATCTAATTTTTGTTTATCTTTTATACCTGGATAACTTAATGGATCTGCTAATTTTTGTTTTTCCAAACTAAAAAAACGATCATATAATTCATCTGAAGCTACTTTTTCAGGGTCAAATCGCATATCTACTTCATTTTTAGCAAAAAATCTATCATTTTCATTTGTATCTCCAGATGGATCTTCTGATGAATCTTGAATAACGGATGATTTAAATAGTTTTTTTTCAAATGGAATTTGTTTAACTCTAGGTTGTTTAGAAGCTAATGATTTACCCCTTGCTTTTTGTTGTGACTTCTTCCTTCTTCTTTCACGAGCAAGTTGACTTCTTTCAGTCGCAGTAATTTTCTTAGGCATATCTTATATTATATGTATTATTTTATTCTAAAGTTATACGGACACCTTTACTAACTTGTTCTTGGAGTGGCGCTGAAGCAGTAATGGCTTCAGCATGTGGGGGAGGAAAATAAGGTTGAGATACTTGAAAATGATCTAATTCTCTATTACCTGAATTCATAAATTTTTCTTTGTTCTTACAGCAAACTAATAATCCTGTCCCTAAACCACCTATATAAGATAATATGTTTATTAAAAAAAAAATCTAATACGCTAATTTCCATTGATATATATTATCTATACTTTTTTTTAAGATTCACCTATGTGTTCTAAATGTCTTTCATAATAAGGGTTTGTCATATTGATCATTGGTATCGCTTGAACAGGATGAATGGACTGTAGTATAAGTGAAAGGTATGTATAGAAAAATACCATCGTTACCATAAAGTCAAAATATAGTTCTACACTTTCCATAGTTTAATATTAAAAGTAATATAAAGGTTATATCAAATTTATAAATATTATGGATAAAAAAGTTGAAAATATTTTCAAGATAAACAAAGTCCTTGAAAAAGCAAAAATATCAAATGAAGGATACAACTCAATGGATGTAGGTTTTTTTTCAAGAGATAGTGAACAAAAATTATTCGAAGTTGATTTTAAAGAAATCAAACCACTTCCAAAAGGAGTAACTTGTCATGTAAAAACAATCTATGAAATACTTGGTAATATGGAAACAGAAATATATATAGGTGAATGGACAATTATGACTCTTAAAAGGGCATTAGAAATATATGAAGATTATAAAAGGTCAGGAAGAGAAAATATTTTTGATTTTGGATTCAGATATATGGGTATGGGTCATATTGAAGTTGTTTCATGTGATCTAGAAGATTACAAAATATTTTTTCATCCAGCTGGAGGAAGTAATGGATATGATCGCGAATATAACTTTAATGATATAGTTAAAAATGGTCCTATAAAATATTCTAATACAAAGATAAATTTTGATGATTGGTTTTATAAGATTGATACAAATATTGAAGAACTTATGTAAAAAAAATATTATGTTTATAGATAATTTATGGGTTTAAACTAGTCTGGCTAAATGAAGAACTTACATGAAGGTATCAATCATCTTGTTAAGAAGGTGATTTACGTTGGCATCACTTAGAAGGGGACGGTTACGCATGATGATAGTTTCAAGCATGAAACGTTCAGCCCACTTCTTGCGTTCCATCATGTTCCAGAAGATGTTGTCACCGTAGCAGTAGTAGAACTCCTTCTTGGTGTAGAATCCACCATCAAATGGATCAAAGCGACGTTCAACCCAGTCATCGTAATCTTCATCCGGTTCAGGCCAGTCTTCAGCTTCAGAATCAAATGAACTTTCGGTAGTGTAAGAAGAATCCGAAGTGTAAGAAGATACTGGAGACGAACCAGTTGATGTAGTGTAAGAGCTAGATGTAGTTGTGAAAGAAGCAAGTGAAGTTACATCGCTGTCGGAAAGACTCCGAGGTGTTTCAGCGTAGTCTTCTTCAACTTCGCCATCTTCAACTTCATCATCCTCAAGTTCTTCATCATCGTCCAGAATTTGATTCACTACGTTGTTTACGAGTTCATCAGCGAAGGTGTCTTCAAGAGACTTCTCAACTTCTCGCCAAGAATCAAAGTGATCCGGTGTTGTAAGGTTGTCCTGGACTTGATCTGCTGAAGTATCTTCGTGTGTGTAATGAGCATCCGGCTGAGTAACATCAAACCACCCATCCATTCCCATAATCTCATATGATGTCTTGTAAGGACCATCGCATGTTGGTTCAAAGACAGGGAGGTTGTCTAGGTGTGTTGAGTTCGGGAAAGCATCCTCGTAGTGGTAGTTGCGACCTGGTTGTTGAGAACCTCCAAGTGGAATGCGATGCCATGGAGTGGTATTCGCTTGTGTCCTTGAAGACCCATCTTCTGAAAGGTGTGGAATCAGAGGATAGCAGTATGCTGCGGCGGCTTCTTCCGCCGTATTTCCGGCAGAATTCTTGAGGTAGAGGTAAATCCACTCGCGCTTGTTGAAATCCTCTAGAATGGAGTCTTCATAAACTCCATTCGGGAGAGAGAACTCTTCCTTCATGGTGTTGTACTCGTTCGTGCTGAAAATAGGACTTGTGCTGTAGGTGATGTTGTCCACATGGTAGACATGTCCGAGGTTTCCGGGGAATGCCGTCGTATTACATCCCTCGTAAAGCTTGACAGTCCTTGACATCGGATTGCCTGCGAAGTCCATCTTAGTATGTCCGACAAACTCATTATCTACCGGATACCACCCAACAGCGTTGAGCTTGTTGGAGAGGATGTACCACCGCTTCCCTTCCGGAGTGTTCCTGATCCGGAAGACGCTTCCATCTTGTGAGAAGAAGACGAGGTCTGTGCGGTTTGTAAGCGCCCCTGAAGGGTCGTCAGGATTCATCTTCATGCTGTCAACGAAGGTGTAGAAGTTGGCGTTCTGGAGAGTGTTGGTGTATGGTGAGCTCATCCTCTTTTTGTCTGTGTTGTTGTCTGTGAGTGTCTTGTAACTGTTTTTTGTCTTTTCTGAGTTTTTAGCTTTCTGTGTTCTTTGGTTTATTTGGTTTCTTTGTTGTTTAGATACAATCTATTCTGTATCAAGTTTCAAATTTTAAATTTGATATATGTAGAAAGGAAAGAAATAAAGATGCCAGATTACTATTGCGAAGGAAATCTCATAGTTCGCACATCCTCTTACGAACCAGAGCCAGAGCCAGAGCCAGAGCCTGAACCGCCGGTAGAACACTGGAAACAAAAGCTGACAGGAAATACGAACAAGGATCCTACCAAGTTTAAGAGTGAAGAGTTCCCCTCACTGGGATGAATGACGTCTTAGTTGTATCGTTGGGGATGATGATGTCGTTGTTATGTGAAGCATGTATCAAAGATACTGGAATGAGTATTTTAAATATTTTCCTTTTCATCAATATGGTAGGGCTTTACTACATCATACAAAAAATCCATATAGAAGTTAAAATATCCCTCAACTAAATAGTAGTAAATTTGAATAAATTTTTTGTTATATAGTAAAGTAATAAACTATGGCCCATCCAGAGCCAAAAATCCCTGAGAGATTTGAGTGTGTGCGTGGAAGGGGGGCACACCTTCAACTACAATTCGTCATCAAGAAAGATGGTGGTATTTTCATGGGTGATAAAGCATACATATTCCGTAACGATAAAGGAAACTTGGAAGACTTGAACATATACCCGGTACAAGACAGAGAAGTCGGACTCGTTGTCCCTGAAGGAACAATGGGTATGATGATGTTCGGCCTCCAATACATCTACAACCACCCTGAAGAAATGAATAACGAATTCAACCCAAATGAAAAGACATATCCTGGTTCTAAAACATATACATTACACTGTCCAAAGTTTGTGTCTTTCGGAGTAAAAATGGATAATACTTTGAATGAAGCCATTGAAAAATACAATAGTGGATTGTTCGCGAGTGTAAATTTCACACCAGACAAAAAAAAGATTACATCAATTACGTTAAATGAATCACTTAATAAGATTATGACTCCAGCAGCTGTAGCATCAGAACGTTATGTTGAAGAAATGGCGAAGGAAATACTTATGAGGAACTAAATTAGATAACTATAAAATCTATACCAATACAATGATATTTTTTTTAAAAATTTGAAGGTTTTTATGAAATGATTATAAATAAAAGGTGTATACCTTCATGCCTTGTAGTATTTGTGGTGATATTGACCATAATAAAACATTATGTAATATGAAAGCACTACCACAATACTACGATAATAACGATATAAAGAAAAGTGGAAGTGAAAATGATAAAATGGATGGAAGAAAAACAGCAAAAAAAGATGAAGATATGAGAAATTCTAAGATTTGTAATAATGTTAATACAAATACAGAATTAGGAAAATTAATGAAACATGGATATCATGAAAAAACTGGAATGACAATATTAAGATTTGAGAAAAAAGGAGGGAATGGCGATCATTTTGATATCTTGATAATCCATCCCGATGGAACATTTTCTAGGTGTGAAGAAAAAGGAACTAAAAAATTCCATGAAAACATAGATGAAACAACTAAACCATATGAAAATTCAGTAGAATTTTACAATGGACCTGCTGAAAATTTTAGTATATCAAGAAAATACCTAAAGTTGTGGTATGATATTAATGTTAATAATCCGGATATTATAAAAAAATATAATTTACTACAACCACCTCCATTTGAAGAATGGTTAAAGGGAGGGCCATACTGTATGGTTGATCCAAAATCATGTTACTCAAAAACATTGAAGGTTAACTATAGAAATATGTATCCTGGAAAAAGTATGAATTCTTGGGGCCATGATGAAATTGATTACCGTATTCAAGTAAATCAATCATTTGAAATTACAGAAGAAGAAAAAAAAATATTAATAGAAGAAGTTCAGAAAATCTATAACGACGTAATGAATGAAAAAGATGTCTGGTTGCAGACAACTGGATCAATTGATGAATGGGATATTGGTAAGTTTTCATTTAAATGGTTTGATAAGATTGAACCTAAAAAAATAATGAATGTTGAAATGATAAAAAAGAAAGATATAGAATTTAAATTTAATCTTGAAGATGGATCATACATTATTGGTATAATGAGATGGGGTAAAGGTTGTGGTTTTTCATGCTTCCGTCTAGACTTGAAGTAGTCTCTCAACAATCATCTGAATGAGTGGTGGTGGAACAGCATTTCCAATCTGTTTAATCTTTTTACTAGTATTACCTGAAATCTTATAATCTGCTGGAAAACCTTGTATTTGTTTTAGTTCATCAGGTAGCAAACAACGAAGGTAATTACCATTTTTATTTTTTAGAGGAACAAAGAATCTTGGACAATGTGCGTATGAACATATAATAGTATTAATCGGTTTTCTAATATCGATAATTTCTCCTCCAACATCTAATCTCCTTCCGAAATGAAGACGATGGGGTCTAGCTTTCTCTTTACGAACATAATCTCTTTTTTTAGCAAGACCTACTAAATTTGGATGTGGATTGTTTTCTCTTTCATCATTACTCATATCTGTGATTATACATTCATCAGGAATATCATCAAAATCAAAATCTAGATCCTCCGGTTCTATCTTTATAGCACCTTCCATACTAAATTGAATAATATCTTTTAGATCCCCATACTTTTCTTCACTTTCATAGGGAAAGTTAAATTCTTGTTCTAAATCACTACGAATACCAACAATAATAAGACGTTCTCTATTTTGTGGAACACCTATATCTAATTTACTACACATATACACTTCATAATGGATATTATAACCTATATTATTAAATTCGCTTTCAATTCTATCAATATATAAATCGCCATCAACATTTTTTCTATTTAGTAAACCTTTGACATTTTCTCCTATAATGTATTTTGGACGTATTAGGTCTGTAGACCTTAAAAATTCTCTAAAAAGTGTATTACGAGGATCATCTGGAAGCTTTTTTCCAGCATGTGAAAATCCTTGACATGGAAAACCAGCAAATATAAGATCTACATCATCTTTGTATTCTAGAAATTGATCATCGGTTGTTTTTGTTATATCTCCACAACCAATTAATCTTGTATTTGGGAAATTTAGTTCATGCGTTTCTTTCATTTCTTTCTCCCATTCTGAATAGGCTACTAATTCAACTCCAGCATTTTGAATACCGAGTGAATCACCTCCCATACCAGAGAAAAGACTAATTGCTTTCATCATTTTAATGTTTATAATGTATATTATAAAATATATTCAAATTTTTAAATAAAGGTCTTTATAAAATATATATAAAGATATAAGGTAACAATTATGTATAATAATAATAAGATATGATTGAAGTTGTTTGTCGTAATTCGAACAATAATCTTGTTCCAATCAAGGGAGAAAGAAATTCATTCCGTTTACGCCAGCGAGCTAAGGATTGGCAAGGATGTAAGGTAAAACCTCTGCGTTTTATTAGTTTTAAGGAAGCACAAAAGATTTCTAAGAATAAGATAGTTTATCCTACCGTTACATGGTATTCGGTAGCGAAACTTTAACAAATTTTGATATTTAAAAATAAAATAGAAACGTATTATTATATGATACTAATCTTACTAAGTTTAATTCCTTATGCTATGGCTGATATAGTTATGGAAGACCATAGTCCACCCGGTAATTTTACAGTCGGAGAAAATATTATAATGAGTTCTTTATGGGCAATGGGATTATGTACTTGTATTGGGAAAGTTTGCGAATACAAAAAGAAAATCCCTGTTTTGGTAAATCCGGAAGATGGAAAGTATTATGATGGAGGACATAAAACATATCTTTCTGTAATACCAAAAGATAAAGAAGCATTCGAAAAATTTAAAAAAGACATCAATGAAGTAAAGAGAGTTATCACATATTTAGAAAAACAAGAAGAATATGAAAAAGAAAATGAAATTTTTAAAGAAGGTGTTACAGAAGAGGTAAAATATAATTTCGGAACTGGTGAAATTCGTTCAAAAGTAGATGGTAAGTATTATCATGGAATGAGAAGTGATGATAATAAAACACACCATGTTAAAGAACCAGAATATAAGTTTTTTGAAAGAAAAGATGATAAAGTTGTTAAATGGAATATAGGAACTAAAAATCACGATGAATATTGTCATAATTGTTCATTAGACATTGAAAATTCAAAACGTCGGAAAGTATATGATATATATAAATGTAATGGTCATACTATTTAATCAATTTCAAAATCAATATATAAAATACATCTATCTTTATCAGTTATATTGTAAGCTGAATGAAGATATGTTGAATCAAAAATAATAACTTTTCCATTTTCTTCTTCTTTTTTTTCACCATTCACAATAAGACAACAATTGTTTTTATCTGGAACATCTATACCTAAATGATAGGCTAAACTACCATATTTAATACCTGTTGTATCTGTATGAGGATTGATAACAGAATTTGGAGTCATAAGAGAAAAACCAGCTATTCTGATACCAGGTATAGTATTCAACATTGCTGTTGTAAGAGGACATAATTGTGAATTCTTCCCGAGAGCTACATCTTTGTACATTAATCCCCAATTTTTCCAATTATCATTTGCTACATTGTCATCTTCGGACCATGCTGAATGCCAACCATAGTCTTGAAAATGTTTTTTTGCTAATTCATCTAATTGTCCCCCATTATACCAATCATCTTTTGTCCTACTTTGAAAATTAATCATTTTATCTTTTGGTAATGCTTTATATTCATTCGCGATAATATTCCAATGTTTTTGTAGAATATTCATTTTGTTATAGTTTTCAGGTGGATAATAAACTTTTTCTGTATGGTTATAATAGTAATAAACACTTGCTATTACTAAACATACTATTAATATTGTTAATGCGTGATCCATATAATAGTATTGCGATTTTAAATTTGAAAAAAAAATAAATAAATCATAAGATGGACTTATACGATATATGTGGATATACAGCTGGTGTTCTTTTCGCGAGTGGTTTTGTACCACAAGTGTATAAATCATATAGGACAAAAAATATGGATGATATATCTTATGCTTGGCAATTTATATTCTTGGCAGGGGTTATTCTCGGTATAATTTACAGTGTTCATAAAAATCTCCCACCTATTTATTTATGTTCCAGTGTTGAACTAGTATTTATGATTATACTAATATGTATGAAAGTATACTATGAAAAATGTGAAAATGAAAAAGATATAGAAAATCCTTAAAAATTATAATCTTTAGATAACACTTGACCATCCACCATAACTCATTCTTATTGTATCATATTTATCTTTTAGATATTGACTATTTTTTTTATTATAACATTGTTGAACCATACTATCAACACCATTTTTTATTTGATCGGATATCTCATGATTATTCCAAGTATTCCATTTATTAATATATTCCGGGCTAAGTGAATAATCAGGTATAGATTCGCATTGAAGTTCATTCCCATCGCCTTTGCCTTTAGCTTTATAGAGTGCCCACGCACCTAAACACATACAATGATTATTACCAACTCTATCTTGAGACCATGGTCCTTGTTCAGTTTGAGTAGAAAAATCACCTCTTTCAGGAGTTACTTCCATACATATTTGATGAACACCTCCTCCTCTTTCACTACAATATCCTTCGCTATCCCAACTTCCCGGACTATCACCTGTTTTACATGTTTTAAGAGGTTCACCATAAATATTTTTCAAAGTATCGTGTGTATCTGTAAAACCTTCAACATTATCTTCACAAAGTAACGATAATTTTACAAATATATCGCCCATACCACTTTGTAATTCATCAGGAGGTGTTTCCATTCTTTCTTTACATTGATCTAAAACACTATCGATATCTTTAGTTTGACCCTTATTATCAGTGTAAAAAAGGGCATAAATTAATCTTCCTGAGCGTGAATACATACCATTTTGAGTTTTACCTGATTTACATTTGTAAGCTGTAACAGATTTAGGTATTTCACTTTCATTACAACAAGGGTCATCTATAGTTAATACATCATATGTCCTCTTTTTTCCATCAAGTGTAATATCAAACTTATCAACTTTTGTATATTTCATAACATCGCATAAACAGGGCCAACAACATCTGTAATATTTACCACGGACATCATTACCATCCATATCTTTTACAACAATGTAATCATAAACTTTTCCTCTATCGGGACTTACAGGAGAACCACTAACACCGCAATAAAATGTATTGTATAGTTCAAAGTCAGCTTTACTTAACCCTAAATCTACAATATGTTTAAAAAATTGTGGACCACCTGCGTTTCGGTTATCATCAGGAAAGATTTCATTGAAACTTTTCATTAACTTTTCAAAAGATTTCATTTTTGTTTTTTCATCAATAGTATCAATGTGTGTAAATGGTTCATATATATCAAAAAGGTTAGATGATAAAATCAAGATTATAATAAGAGTAAGTATAATCCAGTGTTTTTTAAAAAAATTATAAAGGGTCATTATTATAGAATAGAAAATTAATTATTTATTTCTTTCTCCTAACAGACCTACGTTTACTAGTGTTTCT